AAGCAACACCATTAATTGTTATTATTGCAACTGGGCAAGAACTTGTCGGAGGTGTTGGTGTTCCCGTAGTTGGAACTGCACACTCATTGTAGTCAAAATCAGCCGTTACGCTAACAGTAATTAAATGACCTGCAATCCTATCTTTAAAATCATGGATAAAAGGAGTTAAGGTATTGCTCTTGTCAAGGTCAACATCTCTATTAAGGTTAAGAGTAGCTAAAAGGTCTAATCCTATTTGGAAAGTATCGCTTTCTACTTCGACTTTATTTGCATCCCCATCTTCAAGCCTATCTCCGATTAAAATATTAAAGTTGTAGGTTATCTCATTCCCACTTATTGAAGATGGTTGCGGACTAACCCAAAACAACGGGTAAGTTGTAGCCGTAGATGAACTAATTTCCGATAGGTCACCATAGCCATAGTCTTTAATCTGCAAATGGTTGTCTGCAAAATCCTTAAAATATTTGTAAAGAATGTTTTTAGTAATCATTTCTTTTTCTCTATGTAAACCATTAACTTTTGTAAGTTCTTTTTAGTGATTTTCTTATTAGCAATCTTTACAGTATGGGTAATATTTTCGTTCATTGTTTTTTCTTCTTGACCTGCCTAAATAAATTCCAGTGTTATATCCTAATTCTCTTGATTGAATGTCTTGAGCGTTGTTATTGCCTGACATCCACAAAGGGTAAGAGGTGTTATATTCGCTTAAATAACCTGACAACCTTTTGCCGTAGAACTCAGCCATACGCCCCCATTTTTGTTCTATCAATTCTAATTCTCTTTGGCTTACTGGTTGCTGATTATCTGAATTTTGGGTTACTACTCCTTTATTTGAGAATCGGTAGTTGAATATTATCGCCCCATCAGCGATGGTTGCGTTGATAATAAAATCTCTGATATAATCGTCTAACAAAGTTTGGTTTAACCCCGTTAAAGTCGATGCGTTGATTTGGTCTGCAATCTCATTGTAAAGGTCTGAGCCTAAAATTTGTTGCAGTTGTAAATCTTGCACCATTATTATCGTCTGAGCAATAAGCTTGTCATCGACGTTATTCTCAATTACACCATATTTTTTTATGGTGGCGGTGCTTACGAAAAGTGGTTTTAAACTCATTTCTATTTTTTCTTTTTAACTAATACGCTCTCAAAGAAATGGCGGCAAGAAGGGATATGAGTAACAGTGCCTTTGATAGTTTGCCATCCACCCTTATACTTGAATACGTCATCGTTATAACCCTTTGTACTTGCATCGTTTTGTAAATTATCTATTTCTGCTCTTGAATACAATTTATTTGCTCCTAACATTTTACGACAAAACTCTCTTGAGGTATCTAAAAGTTTAGGCTCTAAATTAGTCGTGTATCTCCACTTTGTTTCTAAGCCGACCTCTTGGCTTGGGGGTTCTTGTATCTCTTCGGGAGTTATACTTATTTCGCCTTTAACCTCAGTGTACTTTACTTGTAGAATATTAGCCTTGTTTAATCTTTCTAAAGATTTGTAAAGTTCACTTTCTGAAATCTTTAATTTTTTTGCAAGGTCGCTAATCTTGTAACTCTTGCCCTTTTTTATTTCATCTAATAATTTTTGATCGTCTTCTTTTGCAAACTTATCCGAATCCGAATAAACAAAACAAGATTTTACTATCTCGTAATTGTCAGCCGATTCGCCTATTTTTAAAAACTCATTAAGGATAAAATCTTCTTGAGTTTCAAATGCACTTGTCTTTAAAACATCGCCTCCGACAATCGCAGGTAAATTTATAAAACTTCTAATTTCGTTAGGTGTTAATATTTCAAGAATCTTAGGAGCAATTATAGGATTAGAATTTATGATAGTTAAGATGTCATCTTTCTTTACAAGGTTTGGTTTTTCAATTCCTAATCTTTCATAAACCATGTCAGCAAATGAATCCGCATCTATTGTTCTGCTAATTACTTCTGAGGTCAACTCTATACCGATAGGGTCTAAGGTTGTTAATTCAACGGGGTTACCTATGAATCCATAAAGACTAAGGATATAATTCATGTCCTCTTCCTCCTCTTGTTGTTTTGGCTTTACATAGGTATTACTAAAGTGTTCCCATGACAAATCGAACTCAGACCTACCCCCACCTAATTCGCCAGGAGTTTTAATACCGAAAAGTAACCCGTTAGAAACTCGGTGAGAATAAAGTATCTTATTAATTGTGTCCTTGCTTAATTGTTCGTATTGTTTGTCGAGGTCATTAGAACGCAAAGGACTAATTTCGGGAGGTGTAGTATTCGGATTCTGAAAGTTTAAAAGTATCTCACCTGCGTTATCCGTTCCACTCGCTTTAGATTTAAATGCGTGTTCTATTTCTACTTGCTCTTCGTCATTTATGGCCGTCCCATTAAAGAACGTAACCATTGTCCCCGCACTAAATCCCGTCTTTACATTATTTAACTGAAAAAAGTTACACTCAATATCCGTTTCAATCGGTGTAGCACCGCTATTATATTCAGGTAAAGGGTAAATATCACTCGCAGGGTTATCGTCGATTAGGTAAAGGATTTGTTTCCCTTGTCTTTTTAAAGGGTCAAATGCAGGAAGTTTAACGGTGTCTTCAGGAAGTTTACCGTTTGAGCGTTTCCATTTAGCGTTAGTCGATTGTTCTCTTGTCCATTCTTTACTAATGTAAAATTCAGACTTGTCTACGTTGGTTCTAATTGTATTAAATGGTTGAAGCTTTACACTTTTGATTGCACCGAATACATCCCACTCAATAAGATAAGCACATCCACCGTATAAAGTACGTTCAAAGATTTTCTTTCTTGCTAACTCATCCGCCGTTTGAGAATTGTTAATAGAATTTAAAGTCTTTTCTAAAGCAACCTTATCCCCTGCCCAATCAGCTCTAATCTTAAAACCTTTCCCAAAGATATAAGTTGCCTTACCTTTTATAATCGCTCCGTGAATGCCTGAGTTATTGTATAAATAAGATAAGTAGTCGCTATAATCGTTATTCTTTCCATAAGGCACATACAACATATTAGGTTGTCTGCGGAATATGGGTGTTTCATTCGCATAAAGTGGAAACTTACTGAATGAATAATTTTTAGTTTGGCTCATATGCTTTTCTTGTTAAGGTAGATTCTTGCTCTACTCTTGAGGTTATTACTTTATCATAGGTCATTAGTCCATTTTCAACTACATTTAAACCAGTAGGCACTAAATTAGTTGAACTTACTTGTTCGTAAACGTTGTAGGTGTATTCATCGCCTAAAGGTATCTGAATTTCGCCTACTAATGGACTCGGTGTAGTTGTCTTTACAACTATTGTAAACTTATTATATCTCTCAGGATATAGGCTTAAATCACTTGAGATACAATAGTACTTTATTTGCGTTTGATTGTTAATAAATTCAAACAAGAAGTTAGGCGAGGATATAGTTATCTTTTCAGACAAAGTCAATACCACAACGTTACTTCCAAGATTAAGTCGAATCATTACTTATATTATATGATAAAGTAACTTAAGTACAAAAAAAAAGGGAAGCCGTTAAGCCTCCCTTTCTTTAATTATAATTTATTAGATTAATGTAGTAACAATAGCTTGAGAGATTCCATAAGGATAGGTCTTCTCTTCGCCAGTGAATGTCAATACAAAACCGTTTAAGTCACTTGCACCTTTGCCCGTTCCTGCCGTTCCCGTAGATAGGTCTAAACCATTCTCAGAACCGAACAAACTAAATAAACCGTTTTTATCTTTAACGATAAACATCAAAGGTTTTTGAGCAAGTACTCGAATCTCATTACGTTTAGCAACATCAAAACGATCGAGTTGAAACTCTACGCTTTGCATGATGTAACCGCTTCCACTTGTAACCTCCCCTGCGTTGTCTGCCTTAGCCTCTGCCGTGTTACGTCTAAGTTCATATTTGTAGAACTTTTTGCCACCCGTCATTGCCATTGCTGAAACTAAACCTGCTGAAGTTGTGAAAGTAGTAGTATTAAGATACTCTAATTCTCCGATGTAAACTTCGTCCACTCCACCGATACTATCTCGGCAATCAAGAGTGAATCCTGTTGATAGTAAGCACGGCATATTAAACTAATTTAAAGGTTACGATTTCGTTCGGGAATTTCACTTGAGTACCAACTTTGAAGTGAATATCAAGCATCATAGTTAAAGAGATTGGGTTCTCTCTGATGTTAAACATATCTTCGTCAGACTCCAAGTCAGTACCGATAATGAAGTTAGAAGTGCGACCTAAGTGGATGCGGTTTGTTCCGTCTAATCCGAAGTATGCAACTACCTTGATTCCAGTACCCGGTAAGATTAGTTCTTGAGATTGGTAAGCAGAACCGTTCACACCATCATAGTGGAATAAATTAGCAGCTTTCAATGCAAGGATTAACTTATCAAAAATATCGCTACCACACATGAATTGCAAATCAGATTTACCTTTCAATTTAGCAGGAAGCAATGCCCATATTCCGTCAAAGATAGATACTACGTTTGCAGAAGTGATGCCCGTTCCAGTAGTGATACCGCTTGGGTTACCGTTGATTGTAGTAGCAGAAGCATCAAGAATGATTTTGTTGAAACCATCGAATTGAGTCAAGTTAGCACCACCTGAACCACCGATTGCAGATTGCCATAATGCAGTTTCTTTAGCTTCAGTCAACAAACCTACAAGGAAGTTAGTAAAGTCAGCTTCGAATGCAATATAGTCATACATAGTGCCTGGTCTTAAGGCTCTCTCAGTCCAAAATCCTTCAAGTTCTTTTGCGCAAAACTCTTGTTGTACCTTGATTTTACCTACTGTGATGGTTCTTTTAGAGAAACCAGTTTTACCCGAAGCGTTAAATGCACAAGCAGTGTCAGCTTGGTAGAATAACTCAGTGGTGATGTAATGCAAATCTGCGGTACTCTTGATACCCGTTTGCTTGGCGAAAGTAGCACCCGTTTTGCCTTCATAGAAAGAACGGATTAATAGTTCAAGTGATTGGTCATTAACGACTGCTGGTAATCCAGTGGTGTCGTATGCGAATTTTTTAAGTTTCATCTTATTTATTTTATTTTGTTTAATATTTCAGTTAATCTTGAGAATTGAGAAGCGCCTACGCTTACACTCTTTCTCTTTGCATCATCCTTAACGGGTTCAGCTTCTTCGGTCTTAGCAAGGATTCCAACTGCGCTAAATAAAGCGGTTGTCTTTGCGTTTAATGCTTCAATTTCTTTAGCATACTTTGAGTGAATTTCAGCAATCTGAGTGTTGAAGTCATTTGCTTGAGCCTCTAATGCTTCGTTTACCTTAGACATCATTGCTTCGTCATTCAACGGGTTTTCTTCTTCAGGTGTTGAAACCTCTTCGATAACTCCACCCGTTACAGTGATAACAATGTCACCTTCTAAAGTGTGTTCACCGTCAGGCACTTCAACTTCGCTACCGTCAGCCATAATTAAAGTTACACTTTCGCCAACTGCGATAGTTCCTTTAACACTTGCGCTGCCGTCTAACAATTTAGTTTCTGCTAATTCAATCGCAGGTTCTACAACGGGCGTTTCTTCAGAAAAAACTTTCTTAAGTTGATTCGTCAAGTCTTCGCCTAAGACTTTTTTCAATTTATTAAATTCCATATTATTGATTATTTTATTTTTTAATTCTTCGTATTCATTTTGCTCGGCTTCGTCTACTTTCTTATCATTAAAGTAACCCTCAACACTAAAACCTTTGATATCGCCTTTCTTTGCCATGTCCCAAACTGCGTCATCCTCGATTTTTACATAGCCAAACCAACTCCCATCGGGTGCAGGAGTGAAACCGTCGGGCGTTTTTATACCTAATTTGCTATCAATTATAAAATGAGAGAGTAAATAAGCACCTTTTACGGGCAAATTATCGTCATGATTAAGGTTAAAAGACAGTGGTTTGCCACTTTTAGCGAGTTTATTTACGATTCTTGCGATGCTTTCAGCGGTAAATTTGACATAATACTCAGTCCCATCCTCGTCTCTGCGGTAAATTGGTTGTTCCGCAGCCATTAAAAAGCCTCCTAAAATCCTTTTTTCTTCATCTACAACAGTAAATTTGTGTTCTATTATAGGTTCATGTGCGGCAAATGTCTGCCAATTCCTTTCAATAGCAGGTTGTAATACTAAGCCAACTGCGAAAACTGAGGTTTCATCCTCTAAACTTTCGTCTATATCCAAAACATATAAAGGTAGCTTCATTGATTATATTATATTTATAATTAAACTATGTACAATATAGACTTAAATCAAAGTTGCGTTATGCCTAATCCTCGCTACTCGACCTTGAGAATCCGTTATGTCCTTTTCTAAAACATAGACTCTTTGGTTAGCACTCATTGGGTTACGGTTACTTTGGAATGTATCTATTCTTGGAGGTTGACTTGAGAAATTGCCCCCACCTATACCACCACCACCGCCTCCAGTATTACTAACACCCTTACCTCCAAATTCAGTTCTCCCAATCGCTACCACTCTTGCTAAACCACTTGCGGTTGCTATCCCTGCGGCTATTTGCGCCCTTATTGGTGCATCAGGTGTCGGAATACTTAACTGTGAAGCATAGGCTTTCTGCGCTGATAAATAAGTATCTATAATTGTAGTACTTATGTTTAACGCTTTATTTACTGCAAAGGCTCTTCTTTGCCCCTCTTCTGATTTGCCCGCAAATGCAGATGTTAAATCACTTAAAGCATTTAACCCATCCCTTGTTAGGTTTAATTTATTATCAAACAACTGTTTTTCTAATGCCAACTTTTTATCGGTTGCCTCTTGTTCTGCCAAAACCTCTGCCTCAAGTTGTGACATAAGCAAAGCCATATCTTCCTCCCCTTGTTTAACATTGTCTAAATATAATTGTACATGAGAATCTTGTTGCTCTAACTTTAATTCTTCTTTGACGGTTTTTTGTACAACAACTTTTTCTTTGCCTACTTTCTTTTTACTGTCTAAAATTTGTTTATTGTGTTGAGCCTCTAAAACTTTATCCTCTTGTCTTAATTCTTCAAGCTTAGTTTGATATTCTTCAGCAGATACTATGCCTTGTAGTTTTTGTCTTTCAAGTTGTAAAATGTTATTTGAAATTATTAAAGACTTCTTGCGATAAATTTGTTCTTCTTTACCACCAATTGCCTCAAGTATTTCTATTTCATTCTCTAAAGATTTATTCTTTTTATTATTTGCCTTTTCAAATTCCTCAACTTTTCTTTTGCCCTCTGAACTAATCCCTATAAAGTCAGTCACTGCATTATAAGCCGCCTTAAACCCTTTTGACAATGTGTCTAAACTTGGGATAAACTTCCCTACTACATTTTTAAGTTTGTCAAAATTGGTAACAAGTAAAGCAATCGCACCGATAATTAAACCGATTCCTAACGCTGCCCCTGCTATCCTTAACAACCTCATTGCACCCGTTGTAGTTCCTACGGCTGCTGCATATCTCTTCTGAGCAAATGTACTTATGTTAGTTGCGATAGTATTCGCAGTAGTGTAGGCTGCACTTGTTTTGTTAAGTGTGTTAGCGACTGCTTGAATCCCTGCAAGTGCTGACATTGCCCCTTGCAACTTAACCATTGTCTTTTGCAAGTCCTCATTCTCAGTTCCAACCATTGCCGTAATACCTTGAACCGCAGCAAACCCCCCGACAATACCTTGAGTTATGGAAATTAAACCGTCCAATCTCTTAGAGTCACTTGCTAAGTTCTTAACTTGTTGATTTACGTCACCTATCTTGTCTTGTAAATCACCCGCCTCTTTTGATAACTTATTAAACTGAGCATTGTCTAAAGTCCCTGAAGCCAATAAAGCTTTCATTTCCTTTAGCTGAGTTTTTAGACTCTTGGTTTTTTGTTCTACCTGCTCAACACTTTCGCCACCTTTGATGACTAAGTCTACTTCTATTTTAGTTTTTGCCATTGTTTAAAATTATTCCCAAGAATAAATGTATTGCATACTTGTTGCGATTGTTCCACTTGTTCCAACAGTTCCGATGTGTTTAACCGATAGTGAGATAAATTCGCCTGGATTCACATAGATCGGCTCAAGAAACATACTCACGCCACCTAAAGGTTGAGATAACATAGTACTAACTGCTTGTGCTGCGGTGACTGTTTGGCTAAGTTCGGGAAGTAAAACTACTCTCCTTGCTTTTGCAATCGCTGACTCTGCTGCTGCTATTGATACAACCGTATGCCCAAAGTTCAAAGCGAATGTTCTAACCATTGGCCCACCCACTAAAACAGTCTGAACAAATGAAGATAATTTAACACCTAATATTTTCAATCGTTTCCCCATAACCGAAACCGTACCCGCAGGGACTTGATAAGACATTAAGATACCATCAGTGTTAACCGCCAAAGTAAATGTTTCAAAAGCCATACCACCTAATCCACTTGGTAAGTTAGCCGTTAAAGATGCGTTAGCAGGAACTGCCGCAGTCGGGTTTGTTGAGTTTACATAAGTAGATAAACTTCCCATTGTTCCACCGCTTAAACCTTGATAAGCACCATACATTGCGTTACCCGTTTCCCCTAATGTTCTTGGTTGATTCAATCCACAAACTGAAACTCCATAACCCCTTAAAGTAGCTTGGAACACTCCACCTGCTGCGCCTCCCGTTATAACGTGTCTTAATGAGAAAGGTAAAGCAGATGCCATGAAAGGTTGCCCTTGAGATATCGGAGTGGAAATAGAACCGTAAAGAACATCGTCTATCCAAAAATTAACCCTATTATTAGAAGCCGCTACAATAAATTTATAGACATGGTTATTGTCATAAGTAAATGCAAATGCAGATGTAGTATTTTCAGTACCGTTATGATTGACAACCCCGAATAAACCTGAAGCGTTTAATCTAAAGTAAGCACCATCCGTCGGAGCGTATGGATTTGATGTCGGCCTTAAGAATAAACCAAAGTCTACAATAGTATTTGCAACGGGTTGATTAGAGAAAGATAAATCAGCTTGATTGTACAATACCGCACCATTAGACGGAAAGGCAAACATAGCATAAGTAGACAATGATAAGCCAGTAGTAGTAGTGGTAATCGATGAACCATTCGTTAACAAGCCACCCGTACCATAGGTATAAGTCATGGTTGTGGATTGGTTGTTATGCTTACCCGTATTTTGAGCCGTATAGTTGAATGTTTCATCATCCAAAGGAGTGTCTAAACTCATTCTTAATCTAAAGTCACTATCCGTTTCAGGACTCAATAAGTAAGGTTCACTCATTTTAGTGCCTCCGTCATTCTCAGAAACAATTTTAACCGCCCCAATATATTGAGGGTTTGTTAAGATATCCACTTCGGGACTTATCTTTAATTGGTAGTTTGCATCTACGTTTACGAGTCCTGCGTTGTTTGTTCCGCCTTGTATTTTGTTAGCCATATTTTATTTATTTTATTATGTAATTCATTGTATATCGTCCCCATGTTTCATTAGGTGCGACTCCGATAATGTCGAAAGAAACTCCGTTCACTATATTAGTAGCATACCCACTCACATTATCCCATTGGTAATCGTCAGGGTCATGGTCTGCCGTTGCCAATCCCGATGGCGAAACTAATATTATACTTCCCGTTAAAGCCTTTGAGTTTAAGACTGTATGTCTAACAAAAGAACTTTCTACCGTTCCAAAGTCTATTGTCACTTGACCTGAGTATCCTGCCCCACTATTTATGGTTGCTAAAGATTTGTTCTTCCATAACCCCGTTGAAGTTTCATAAACTAATAAATCAAAATTCGCCTCAGAGTTTAAACTAACGTCATGGATTTCATCTAACTCAAACCCGTTTATAATTGTGTAAACTATTCTACCATTGGTCGGACTTGTTCTTGCCACCACTCCAATCCTTACAATGTGATTTGGTGCAGTTGGTTTTACATTAGTCACATATCCTGCATTGGCAGGATCTAGCCAAAGTATGTCACCATCAGTCAAGGTTAATGCAGTAAATGGATTAGGTGCGCCCACACGAGTATCTAAAGTGTGTAAAGTTCCAACTGCGCAAACATTACCATCAGCATTATTAGCAATGTCAGCCATTACCACTCCAAAAGTCCCCGAACTTGTAGACTCGGCATTTGCTTGAGCAAGTATCGCATTAGGTCTATAACCCGTCGAGCCTTGTAAATAAACTATTTTACCTTTGTGTAAGGTTGCACCCGTACTATTCCTTACTGTTACATTTATAGTTTCTGCATTGTCTACGATTCCATCATCATCCGTATCGTAAACACTCTTATACATATCCCCTCCACCGCCACCACCTGGAGCAGTGAACTTAACTGAATTAGTCGCAGAATCATAAGCCACAACATAACCGTTAATTGGTGTTCCAAAGTCTACTTTAATCCCATCGATGTATTGAACTCCACTCTCAGCGATGGTCAAACCACTTGTGTTAATCAAAACAACATCGGTGATACCGGGCAATATGACGTTGTTATCGCCTTGAATAATTACATTTGAGTTATCCCCTCCTAAGTTATTCCCGTTACCCGTTACTACTATACCGTTGGTGTTATCGTTTATTACATTGCCTCCCGTAGCTAATAAACCTTTTTTAATTACGTTGCGTGTAGTGTTATAACCTCCGTCTTTCTCGCCTTGCCCGTTACCTCCACTTGATTGTAAGATAGTAGGTACAAAAGCATCTTGATACGCAAATTTTAAAAGTTTGCAAAGTGTTGTAGAGTTTCCGTTCGGGTCATAGTCTTGAACGGTTAATAATCTATACGCATTGTCTTTAACCCAGTATGTTTTTCGGAAGTCTAAATTTGCAATATCGTTTGGCCTAAGTTTAAACCATGCCTCTACTAATTTGGAATCCTTATTGCCTATTTGTTCCCATTGTGATTTATGGAATTGGTTGTAAAGATTATTATCGGTTGTGGTAACCCCCGAACTTTGAGGGGTTAGGTAATAATAAAAGTCTTGAACATCAAAAGCTAAATCATAGTTAGGAGAGTTTAAGTCATCGACGTGTCCTGCATACGGATAAGTACTATAATCGGTAGCCGTTGTATTATTAAAGTTCCAATATCTCAGCTTCCCTGACTTCATGCCTCCAAAGTAAGCGATAATCGGTTTAGGCGATTTCTCTTGCGTTTCTCCATCAAAGATGGTACGCATTACTACGTTCTTATCGTCATCAGTTTGCAAGGGGATAAGACAAAAAGGGATTTCAACTTTTTTAGTTTCTTTAACAAATTCATTATCGAAGATTAAATCCCTATACCCAAAGTTAAAAGATGTCGCTTGTTTAAACTTCTTATTTAGGTCATCCCCGTTCTCGGTGTAGGTAAATACTAACTCTTTATTCTCAAGTAGTCCTTGAGGCTTAATTGTAAAGTCCTTAAACGTGTCTAACAAGTCCGTCCAATCAACTACATCATCAGTGTAATATGTATCTCTCGGTTCAATTACAACACCCGTTTCATAAATCGGACTCATGTAAAGATTAAACATCTTAATTATTGCCATCAAGAAATCGGTTTGTTTCATGTTAGGCAGGATTCTCTCAATTGGGAATGTTTGACCGTATTCTATTTGACCATCTACATATTGAGTGTAGCTATTTGTAAATGAACTTATAAATCCAACATTTCCACCAAGTGTACTATTGTCTATTGTGCCTCCCGTTGCCCCTAAAAAAAAATTACCTACACAAAATCTAACTTCATCCCCTGCAAATAATTCAGCTGAGTCCACCGTTATTCTAAAACTTTGTGTTGTAGTTGAATATCCAGGTATATCTAAATGTGTCTCTTCTATTATTCTATAATCAGTCCCTCGTTTACGAATAGCGTAAATGTATAACCTACCTAATGGCCCAGTAGTATTAACAACGTTTAAAGCTGCCTCTACTTCAAAGTTAGTATAACCTGAAATTAGTTTAGTGAATGTTCCAGTAGTCGCATTGTATTGGCTTAAAGGGTCTAATCCCGTTATGTTATATTGAAATGCATTTGCATAGATTAAACTTAAATTCCCTGCATTTGCAGTTGATACTATTGATATGGTTTGAGTTGTTGACCTTGTCGCAGTCACAATACTGGCAGCCTTTTCGCCTTCGTTCATTTTGAACTTAGCTACGTCGCATTGAATGATTAACTTTTGAAATTGTGCGGTATTAAAAAAACTTGCAACCTCCAAAGGTACTTCAGCCTCTTCAAAGATAGCATTGATAATATGCCCGACATAAATAAAAGGTTTAAAACTATTGTAGTTATGACTTATAACCGTAGAAGCATCGCCATTGAAACCGAACTTATCTAAACCAACATCGACCATAGGGTAAGTCAGTTTGATAACGGGATCAAAGGTTGCAGTCCATGAATTTACTATCTCAGTGTCGTTCCATGTTGCCGTTCCTAAAGTTGTTAAATCGTTTAAGGTCTTATCCGTTAACCTTGAAAAGATGTCAATGTTCTTTCCGTAAATGGTTATCGAGTAAGTTACTTGGTCATTGTTTAAAACCTTAATCTCGTTAAGCTGACAATATCCACTTATTTGTTGTAAGGTATCTTGATAGTAAATACAAGTTGCCTTCTTGCTCGGGTTAAAGTCGGGGTTGAGTTGGTCTGAGTTTCTTATTGAAAAGGAAACATCAAACAAAGACTTAAAAACAAAATCATTCAACTTACTGCCAGGTATGTCGACTGACTTACTAAAGTCTGATTGACGTTTAGACGGGTCATCTATGTTGTAGACTTCCTTTGTTATGTTGATGTCTATGTCTTCAATGGTATCTATTGAATATCCACCTATTACTAATTCATTCCTCATAGTCTTTGTCTTTTAGTGTCTGCACTCAATTCCACTTCCATAGTCACATTAAATAGTTTTTCTTTGATTGTACTCTTAGCCTGGTATTCAGTTGTTAAAATGTTGACCGCTACAAACTGCCCTC